AGCTGAAACTTCTTTCAAGTTGTCGTAAAAAGTTCTGTGAGGAGTTGTAGCCTTAACTTGATCAAAGCCTTCATTTTTGATGGAACGAAAAAAACGCATAATCCTTAAAGCTTTTGAATAATTCACTTTGCCAGTATTAGTTACGGTGTAATATCTGGCTTTTAATGCTTCTAACACCTTTTCATCATCATAAACGTTCACGTCTGACCCCTTAAATGTGTCAAATATGTCTTTAAAAGATTGATTCCACATGAATTGTGCTAAGTCGCCTTTATAGGACTCAGCGTAATTAACTAAATCTGTTACACGTGTAGGGATGCCCAGGCGCTTAAACATACGTTTTTTTACCTTAGCCTCGAAACGCACCGCATTTTGTGCGAAAGCAAGAACTTCAGGTTTATTAAGCTGTTCCAATTGGAAAGCCTGATAATCCTTTGGTGACTGCTTTTGAAGCTTTGTTAACCGTTCAATCTGACGCTTGACCTCAAAGTGTTTTAAATACACCTCGCGAACGCAATGTGAAGAACCAGCGTTCCATAGTACGGAAGTTTCATAAGTCTCACGTGAAGAACGAATCTGGCCTGATGAAACGTGTCTCAGCGCCTGGACAATTTGTTTTGCAATGAACAAGTTTTCAACCATTGCAGAATAAGTGAAATCCATCTGACAAACTTCCGCCAAATGGTAATCCAAAACCGACTCAATGCCGGGGAACGAAGTAGAAAACACGTACAACAGAGAAGAAATGCATTTTTCAAAATCAGCCGTGCCATAAACATTTTGGCCGGTAAGCAATTTAGCAGGTGAAGCATTCAACTCTACGTGTGGAAAATAGTTATGACCCCCTGCCCTGATTTTAAAAGCAAGAGAACTATTACTAGAAGGGATTGACTCAAAAGGATGATAAAGACGATGAACAGTAGTTACCCCATTATCATCTCGGTCGACAGAACCAGCAGCAAGCTTGCAACCATATTGATGGAAAAGAGATATATCTACCTCACCACCAGTAAGACGGCCTGTCTCTCTATCGTAGATTTCAACCATATATTCCATAGAAACAGGAATTTGTATCCGTACTAAGTCAATCATGTAAATGCGTAAATGAAAAAACTTAGGCGAAGTAAAACAGAAAAAACGTTTATTGTAAATGAGTAAATTACATACACATTAAATAAAAAATATAAGTTTACAAATATAATGAAAATGGAATTTTCCAAGCATACGAGCAGGTCTGATGAAACCGACAACAATGAGAATCGACGAAGTAAGAAGGGAAATACTGAAAGATGCAGCGTTCAAAATAAGCATGAAAAAAGGAGAAATAGTAACAATGGCAGATATTGTTAAGTATCTTATTGATAAATATACAGAAAATGCGGTTAAAGATATGCCAGAAGAAAAATAAAAAGTGCGATATCCGCACAAGAGTAGACTGTTATAGTATGTCTACTCTAAAAGCAGTCGCTTCGCTCCGGTTTGGCAGGACGGGGCGAGCTTCGCCCCAAAATAGAAAAGCCCCAAAAGGGGCTTTGCAAGCTACCGGCCCTGTCGAACTGCTACGCAGTTGGGGCCTCCATCCCTTCGGGATTAATCCTTTGTTAAATATTCGTCCAAATCATTTAGAACGCGAGTCATATTGAATTCAGCATCAGCGTTTAATCTGAGAGCAGCCCGCGCTTCAGAAAGAAGGCGGCTGAGACGAACATTTTCACGAAAAAGTTCGTCTGACTTTTCAACGCAAGCTTGATAATTAAGGAGAGCATGTTTAGCGGCAGCTGCGCCGGTATTAACATTTGGGTAGGCTAGCTTGATACCTTCAATACAGAAATCAATATCTGAATCAGTTTCAAATTTAACTAAAGACATAATAGTACCTTTTTGTTTATTCCTGGATTAACCAGGTAAGTTAATATGGTACTATTTTAGCATTTCAAAAATATTATTCAAGGTGTTTTGGTACTAAAAAGAATATCGATGTTAAGCCAGGTTAAGATGAAATAGTACTAATTGCGCATAATACAGATTATGCAAAAGTTAGCGGCGCTCAAGTTTTATTTTAGCGCCGCAAATTGATACATAATGCTGAACCACATTATGCGCAATTACCTATATGGACTTTTCACCGTGCTTACATGAAACCTTACGACGTATATCAGGATTATCAACGTTGACTAACATAGCACTGCAATCGGTAATGTCATAGACGCGAAAACCTAGAGACCAAGGTTTTACCGGTTCTCCATCTATTTCAAAAAAGTAATCATACTGGCCTGAATCATAAGCAACTGACCCAGTAATATAAATACGGGGCAAATCATCTTGCGGCGAATCTTCAGTGAAGGTGTCAGACGGGTCTGACACCGTCCCTTCAGACTCTTTGCCGCTACGATGTTTAGCGATAATTTCTTTTAATTGATGCGGTGCAATATCACAACCAATCATGTCTTCATAACTTGAATTACACGAGAAAGCGGAATTATTGGGGCTGTACGGGTCAGACTCTAAAGCATTAGCAATAAGAGAGCCAGCCAGTAAGCCCCCTAACAAAAAAGCAAACGGAGAAGTATTGCGGAGACCATTTTTAAACACCTCATTTTTGGATATATATTGGCCCGATATAGTATTAGGCGGTAACAAGCTATGCAGACCAGGAGAAGTGTAAACAGAAAAGCCCTGCTCAGTATCATAAGCATCATATAAATCATTGCCACGATACCACCAACGATCGACAACCGGCGCACGTTCACCAAAACCGTACTTGACCAAACCTACATGCAAGCGAGGAGGATTAACAACCTTGCCAGTAATCAATTTAGTAAAAATTGAAACAACAGGGATTTTATATCTATCCATCCGACGACAATAAACGCCAAATTCACAAAACAGATCGCGGAATTGTTTATCCATGGCCTCAATATCCTGGATAATAAAAATGATATCCCAACGCTTTTTACGGGCGTGTATCATCCAATCGATAAGGCCCTTACGAGATTGATCACGATAATCCCGTGAATTAAGCCATTTTGCACATTCGTCGAGTACGATTAAGCCATTGTGGTCATCACCTAAAAAATCACCATCATAGCCAAGGCCAATGGCTTCCATATCAGATGCATTAGGAATATCAGGAAGGCGATAAGCAACAGTTTTTTTTGCAAAAGGATTTATTAAATTTTCAAGCTTAATGTCGAGATTGGTAGCAACCTTACGACCTTTATTAAGATAATCCCGAATACGTGCAACGGCAGCTAAAGTTTTGCCAGCACCAAGCTTACCAGTAACGCAATAAACAGCCATTATGCAAGCGTGTCAACTTTCCATTTAAGAAGCTGTAAACCCGTTTCATATACAGTTCCAGCGGTCTTAATGGCGATAACAATGCCTAAACAAGTATCGAGATTAGAGGGAGCGAAGAAAGGTACAAAGTCGAGACCAATACTATTTAAAACTTGCGTAACATAACCAGAAATTAAGGTAATAAAAGCACTAACAGTAGTAGCCAAATAGGCAATCAAAATAGCAAAAATGGCAATTTTTTTACCATTACGGAGTATAAAATCAACGCCCATTAAGATTGTCTCCGTAAGGTTCTATGAACCTCATTCCAGATAAAAAGCAAAGTACCCAACCAGATAATAAACTCCGCGATAGGAACAATACGAGAAGCATGAGAACACAGGTCAATAGTATGACCGTCAAAAACTGGGTTATTACATTGAGCAGTTTTAAAAACATTGGCACCAGTCGAAACAAAACTAGTATCTGATTCCTGTAATTCCTGAATACCTAGTTCTTCCGATGTCTGTTCCATAAGGCCGGTTATGGTATCAATAGTTTGTTGACCATCAACAGGCTGTAAAGTCTCGTTAATGCCACTTAATAAACCATTGGTTTCAGAAAGTCCATCACCAAGAGAAGTAAAACCATCATTAAGTAAATCATTCGATGCAGCAGCTGTGCCCTGAATATCCTCCAATAAAGAATTAGATGTATTGCCCTGCTCTATTGTTTCATTAATAGCTGAAACAATAGCGGTATCATCAAAGTCAGTAGTGGACCCAATAGGGTCTTGAGGTTGTCCAATAGTAATAGGTTGTCCGGATAGAGTGGAGCCGTTCCATTGTGTAGGGTCATTAGGATGTGAATCCTGGTCGTCAGGGACACCATCAGAATCAGAGTCACCATCAATATCAGGGTTAGTAGGGTCGGGGTCAAAAGGGTCAGGTGTGCCATCTGAATCACCATCATTAATACAAACCTGAGTCGGTGCATTCCAAACTTGACCAGACGGGCAACTATTAGTCATTAAGCCGCATTCGTAACCATACTGACCACCGCCAAAGTACTGGTAATTCATTATCTGTTCACCATAGGAAGAACAAACTTGTTCGACATAATCTAAACAGGATGAATCATCGGAGCACACTTCTGTAGAGCCACCGGAATCATCACAGGTTTCACCATCCGCGCAAACACATTCACCGGTAACGGGATCGTTTACCTGATTGTCCTCACAGACAGGAAAGCAATTTTCATCATTGGGATAAACGGTGCAATATTCGTTTTCGGGTGTAGCATTAAGGTAAGAGGTTTGTCGTAAAAATACCCAAGTATCATCGGTTTGATAACCGGAATTATGTGCGTAAATCCTACCCCAAGGGCCATATGAATCAGAACCAGTTGCAGCACAACCGCCAACACCATCGCGTAAAGCATAACAAGCATCGCTAACATTAGAATAATCGCCAATGACAAATTGCCAAGTGGGATTACTTTGAGTGTAAGTGTACGCACTCCATGACACAGCATTAGCCGACCCTAAACCCAAAGCCCAGAGCAATAAAAAAGCAGCAAAGAATTTATAGAGTCGGCTAAGCACGGCTTAAGTAGCCTTGTTAGCTACAGACTTAAACCACTTCAAGCCGATAAAGAACAGCAATACAGCAGACATAAGACCATAGGCAGGTGCAGCATAGTCAGCGATTGAACTTGTTAACGATGTAAAAGCATCAGAAACAGCGGTATCAAGTGCAGCATGTGCAGGAGCAGCCGTAGCGGCCATAATTACAGTAGCCGTAGAGGCGCCCTGAAAAAGACGATTTTGACGCAACGCCTTAATGCGATTTACGATTGCAGACATATGAAATCCCTCATTGTGTCGCAGTTAAAATGAACCTACGGAAGATATAAAAACCGTAGGACGTAAGCCATCCCATCCAGTACGCAGCAACGCACGAAGTAATGGCTAAAAGCGCAATTGATGAACTGGTCATTAATCGCTACTCCGGTGAGCGTTCATTCCAAGCGAAAAACAAATGGCCATGCCTATTGCTATAAGGCATGAACAAATTTGCTCGATTGAATCCGCTGTAATTAATACCTCAGTCATTAAGGCTGAGAATCCAAAACAAGAACACCACGACGATTGTCGAAATAATTATCGGTATAAGAGCGACCGTTATAGGCGCGTGACATAGGATTGATAGGAACGGCAACATTTTTACCCACGATTTTAGTAAATTGACGGAAATCACCACTGTCGACAGCAGCTTTAGACATTTTCACTTCAAAGATATTTTCTTGGCCTTCATAACCATTTGTTACCGGCTGAGATAAGCCTGCAAAATACTCTATTTTGCTATTTCCATCAGGATAATGTCTGGTGTTTTCTCGGATGCCTTTACAGACACCAACTACATATTGACCATGTTTAAGCTGCATAATTAACCTACTAATCTAAGGGGTTGTTTAAGTGAATTGTCGATTTGCTGTGACATATGTATAGGCTCTTGCCAACCGACCGGATGCTGTTTAGCAAAATCAACGTTTACTAAACGAATAAGAGGAACGACATTGTTTTTAACGGTATGCATGTTTTGCAAAGTTGCTTTAGGGACAAC